CCAAGTCTCCGCGGTGCAATTATTGCCGAATGCCCTAAGTGCGGCATTGTATGCGAAGACAGTTCAATCTCCATTTCTCGCATGACGGTTGTTTCTGCGGACAAAACGGAAACAACCGAAAACTTCAAGGGGACGATTATGACCAAGTACGTCATTGAAATTTTTGGAGAGTTTCTTCACCGCACCTGCCTTGTTTGCAGATACTCATGGGAAGACCCAACCGTCGACACGATAGGAGACTTGCTATGAGCAAATCCCGCGCAAAAGGCACCTCATTTGAGAGCGCTCTTGTAGAGATTTTGAACGAAGAAGGATTCCCCGACGCCAAGCGTCCCGGCCCAATCAACTGGGAGTTCGGTGACATTGATGGGGTCCCAATGGTCATTGAAGCAAAAAACCAACAAGCCTTGGCTCTCGCCGCCTGGATGAAACAGGCCGAGATTGCTTCTAAAAAAGCCGGCATGCCGTTTGTGGTTGTCCACAAGCGTAAGGGGAAAAATGCCCGTAAAGCGTATGCCACTCAAGAGTTTGATGCGTGGTTGATTTTGTTCCGCGCATACAAATACTGCATAGAAAACAACGTCGACCTAAATCCTTGACATTGTAAATTTTTTGTTGTACATTTATCGTATAATGGACACCTTTGGGTGCTCCTAGTTCTTTATGGAGGAACCCATGGCTAAGAAGTTGAACCGTCGTTCTCAACAGCGTTTGAAGAGAATGACAGACTCCCTCGAGGCCATTAGTCGGTTCACCAACAAAATCTCCGTTGTGGAACTTGAAACCCTTGTCCGCCGTGATGAAATCGGCGTCGACACCTATGCAGTTTCCAATACAGGCACAAGCATTGCCGCGTCAAGTCGCGGTGCAAGTTCTGAATTGACCCCCACCGAACGCGCCGCCGAAATAAGCATGAAGGGCAAGAAGCCCTATGACCCGGTTCGAGAAGAAGTTCGCAAGATTGAAAAGAAAATTATTCAATCAGAAGAAAACCTTCGTCAAATTGTAGAAAGCATCAACTTTCTTAAAGAAGGCGTTGAAAAGAAAAAGCGCCGTCAAACAAGCGAACCTTGCGAGATTTGCGAAGTTCTTCCTGCGGTTAAAACCGCAATGTGTTCTGATTGCTACCTTGATTGGGTAGATGCGGGGGCTCCCGACCGTTTTCGTTGGCGTGCATACATGCACCAACTGACAAACTCTGACGGGCAAGTTTTGGTGACTGATGTACCGCCCGCCCGCCGTCAAGTTTTAAATACTTGACATTTCAGAAATCTGTGTTAGTCTATGAACAAGAATCGGCCTCATTCTGCCCCGAGCACTGAGGAACTTTATTACCTTGGTTTTGAACCATGGCAAGTTTCTATTATTCAGAAACTACCGATTGACCTTCAGTGGGAAGCACATGATGAGTTCATTCGGCGTCTAATGTCAGACAATGACGTAGACAATTTAAGGTTCTAACGATTATGCACAACGACGACATTAACCAACGTTCAGAAGAACTCATTGAGAGCCTGGGCAACCTTGTTGGCGAAAACGAGATTGAGGCCCGTAAGTATTTGGGCGACAAGCAATACGAGGAAATCACAGCGTTTCTTCGCATGAACAACAACTTGAGCATTGCACAAACAGCGGCTCAAATTGAACTTCTAAAGTCTTCTGCGTTTTTGCGTTCGTCGTTTTCTTTTATTGCCCTTTGGTCAATCGTTCTTGCAACAGCATGGTCTTTTGTCATTTGGTTTAAGTAATGTCTAGTAACACTTTTGGAAAGTTTATTTCAGATTCGGTCAAGCCACCTGAAATAGATGTATTTGGCATTCTGGGATACGTCCCAACAGAACGCCAGCAAGTGTTTCACGCGGCTTCCGCCGAGCGAGTAGACGCCATTCTTTATGGTGGTGCTGCCGGTGGTGGTAAGACAGCGGCGTTCTTGATGGACGCGCTCTACAATGCCGCAAATTTTCCTGGTATGAAGATTGGTTGTTTCCGTCGTTCATACCCAGAGTTAGAAGAATCGTTCTTGGCGCAGTTAGCCAAGTGGAACTACGGTCGTGACCTAGGTGCCAAGTGGAACTCAACCAACAAGGTTTTGAAGTTCGCTAACGGTTCTNTCATTAACTTTACATACGCTGAAAACTTGGTTGACGCATCCCGAATCCTCGGTGGTGAGTACCAAGCCTTTTACATTGACGAAGCCTCGCAAATGATGCCCGCTGTTATTCAGCACATCGAAGAGCGTCTTCGTTCCGGTAGCCGACTTGTTCCGGTTATTGGTTTGCGCCTTGCTACCAACCCTGGTGGTATCGGCCACAAGTACCTTAAAGACCGATTCATTAATCCCACTAAGCGCGGGAAATTCCGGTACGAAGAAAAAGTGGGCGACGGCAAAAACACCCGTAGCGTTGCTTTTATTCAAGCAAAAGTTACGGACAACCCTCACGTCAACGAGGGCTACCACGCAGTTCTTGACTCCATTCCTGACCCACGGCGCCGCGCAGCGATGCGAGATGGTGACTGGGACGCAATGGTCGGTCAGTTTTTTGAGCAATGGCAATACTCCAAGCACGTTGTGCCATCTTTTGAAATTCCAAAAGAGTGGCCTCGTTACGCTGGTATTGACTATGGCTTCAAGGACCCGTTCGCCGTTGTATGGGTTGCAATAGATAACGATGGTCGCATGTGGGTGTACCGAGAGATTTGCGTCTCTGGTTACAACTCCGACGAGCAGGCCAAACTTATTCTTGCTACCGAACAAGGCTCGGGTGAAACAGAAGTTATCAGAGTGGCCGACCCTTCAATGTGGGGAAGCCGCGGTACTCCTCTTTCTATTGCCGACGACTATGGCATTAACGGCTGTGGCATTATGCCCGCCAACAATGACCGTATCAACGGCTGGGCAAGAGTTCACCAGTACCTCAACGACGCGCCAGCCTGTGAATATCACCGGGCAGAAGGCAAAGAGCGTTGCCCAATGCTTCATGTTTTTGAAGACAAATGCCCGATGTTTATTGAGCAAATCCCAGCGTTGCCACGAAGCGCAGCCAAGCCGGACGACTCAGAAACACGAAACGTTGACGACCACATTCCTGACGCGTTGCGTTATGTTTGCATGTATGCCGGCGTTTATGCTCGACCCGTAATTTATAGCGACTCTTCTTCGCCATTCACAACGAGTGTTCCTGATACAATGGTTATTGTAAAAGAAGACGAAGCCCCTCCACTAAGGCAACCAAACTTTGGTGGTCTATTTGTTGGAGATTTTGGGCTTAGTCCCTTTTAAAGAAAGATAACCACATGGCTATTACATCATTTAAGAGGGGACTTGAGGAGGCCGCGAGCGCCTTTGAAGAGATTCTAGAGGCACGCCCTAAGAGTTCTCCAAAGCGAGCAGGCTACGCCACTGGTGTTCCTATTGGCGGCTCAACCGAGGTTAACCCCGGCGAAAACGTAACCGCTGGAACCCTTGACCGCGCCACGTTTATGCAGCAATTGCTGCAAGCGTACTTGGCCTGCCCATGGTCGTCTGCTTCCGTAGACACCATTGCGCGCACCGCTACCGCTGGTGGCCTCGAGGTTGCTTACGAAGGCGGCATGACCGGCCCGANNAAGACGCCAGACGCGCCAGAAGACGTTAAAAAGGTCCAGCAACTTCTCAAGTATGTCAACCCACAAGACGACATTCGACAGTTGATGCGTCAGATTATTACTGACCTTATGATTTTTGGTGACTCGTTCACCGAAGTTGTTTGGGTTATGGGCGAGCCAGTTGCGCTGTACCCGCTTGACCCAACAACAATGACTGTTCTTGCTAACGAGCATGGCGTTGTCAATGGCTACTACCAAAAAACCGCCACAAACCGTGAAGCAAAGTTTAAGCCCAACGAAGTTATTCACGTTAAGTTTGACTCCCCCGGCTCAACTTTGTACGGTGTATCGCCAACGCAAAAGAACATTCTTCCAATTACTTCGTGGTTGTTTACTGCTGCACTTGTCAAAGAGACAATGAAGCGCGGTGACCCTCTGCGTGCGCACGTTGACTGGCCCATTGCCCTGCCTGAAGCAGAGATGCGCAAACTACAGCAACAATACGCAATTCGTAACTTGGGTGCTAGAAACATTGGTAACTTGTTTGAAACCAAGGGTGGCGCGGTCGTCACCGAAATGGGCTCAAACCAAATTAACAACTGGCTCAACACCCTTCAGCAACGCCGTGACGAGATTCTTTCTGGCTACGGTGTTCCGCCTTCAAAAGTCGGCGTTATTGAAGCCGGTAACCTTGGTGGTGGAACGGGAACCCAGCAGGACAAGACGTTCCGCGTCAACACTGTTGGTCCAATTCAGGAACTAGTTCTTGAAAAGTTTTCGTTTGCGCTTCTTTATCAGGCTTACGGCATTACCGACTGGGTTATCAAGTTCGGTGTAGTCGACTGGCGAGACGACGAAGTTATTGAACTTATTCGTGACCAGCGTATCCGTAACGGTACTTGGACTCTTAACAAGGCTCGCTCAGACATTGGCGAACCTCCTGTTAAGGGTGGCGATGACGCGGTTCTTATTGACCGTCAGAACATGGTTCTTTGGGCTGACCTTAGCGACCTGTCTGCTGCAAACCTTGCAGTGGTTCAGTCGCAGGGCGGCACCATGAACATGCCTCAGTTGCCAAACACAAATCCCGGTGCCCCCGACGGCGCCGGAGCAAAAACGCCAAAGTCTGCGGTAAGCCCCTCGTCAAAAAAGACTAAGCAGGCGGCAACCCCGCTGGGCGCACCAAAAACTCCCAAGGGCTCAGAAACTGCTTTTGCTCATCTCCTAAAGGAAGACGACAGTGACGACGAATAATCAGACTCCCATTGAGTTAGATGGCAAACCTTTTTACAACGAAGGCGAGCCTGTCGTTCCTTTCCTCGGCCTTACAGCCGCTCGAGCAGCAGCATTGGTTCCAAAAGAAGTAGGATAATATGGGCCAGTACCCATCGCCAAAGGTTTATCACGCTGGCTACATGGGACAGGCAGGTGCGTTCGCAACGCACTATCGTTATCCGGCTGGGAGCCAAACGTACGCGCAGTTAACGGCAGAGCGTAACAACCTAATTAAAGCCCGTGCGGCCAAAGGTTATTACCACAAAACCAGTGCGGCCAAATCAATGGCACGCAATCACGAGAGTGCTACTTTCCGAGGCAATCTTGCCCGTAATCACGTTTATGGCGAGTATTACTTGGCTAGCATTAAGCAACACGCAGTTGGTGTTCGTTGGATGGCTTTTCACCAAAAAGCCAAAATCAAAAAACCAAGCATCAACGGTAAGTTTAGAAAATTTAAGGGCGATATTGCCCCTGGGCGCTACATGCAAAGAACTGCTTGGGGGACCGCAAGGAAACCTTCGTTTAAAAGCAATCTTACAAAGCGTTCAAAAAGATTTCACCACGTTCACAAGTGGCGAAGTCATG